CGCAGCGGGCAATTATACCAAGCCAAAGATGCGTAAGTCTTTATTCAATCGCATTAAGGCTGGATCAAAAGGTGGTGGTGCTGGTCAATGGTCAGCGCGTAAAGCGCAAATGCTTGCCAAGGCTTACAAAGCTAGAGGCGGGGGATATACGTCTTGAAGAAGCCGCAGAAGTCTTTAGTCAACTGGACTAATCAAAAATGGAGAACCAAGAGTGGAAAGCCATCTACTCAAGGGCCAAAAGCCACAGGCGAAAGGTATCTTCCTGCCAGAGCCATCAAAGCGTTATCGGCGCAGGAATATGCAAAGACCACGGCTGCTAAAAGAAAAGGACGTGCGGCTGGTAAGCAGTTCGTCAGCCAGCCTAAAAAGGTACGAGATAAAGTGAAGACATACCGCACATGAGTTTTATGCACACCCTTAAAAAAGAAGAGCGTGACGCATTACGCATTGTCGTAAAGAAGGTTCACCTAGCTCATCACCCAAAAGAATTTTGCACTGATCGAGAAGCTGACAAGGTTATTGCTGTTATAGGCCCAGAGATTGTTGAGCGAATGATTAAGTTTGGCAAGGATCACAAGGTTGACCAACTTTAAATACAAGCCTGATGGCGAAGTCTTAAAATCATTTATGAAAGATAGTAACTTCTTTCGTGGCATTCGCGGCCCTGTTGGTTCTGGAAAATCTGTTGCTTGTTGTGTTGAGGTGTTCCGCAGAGCATTGCAGCAAAAGCCAAACAAAGATGGCATCAGGCGTAGCAGATGGGCAATCATTCGTAATACCAACCCGCAGCTTAGAACCACTACAATAAAAACTTGGCTGGATTGGTTTCCCGAAGATGATTGGGGCAGGTTCCACTGGTCAGTTCCTTATACTCATCACATAAAGAAAGCAGACTTAGAGCTTGAAGTCATCTTTCTAGCCCTTGATAGGCCAGAAGATGTAAAGAAACTATTGTCTCTTGAGCTTACTGGCATCTGGATTAACGAGGCTAGGGAAATACCTAAGTCAATTATTGATGCGTGTACCATGCGTGTTGGTAGATTCCCTTCTATGCGTGAAGGTGGGCCTAGCTGGTCTGGTGTTATAGCAGATACCAATGCGCCAGAAGAAGATCACTGGTGGCCTATTATGTCTGGTGAGGTTCCTGTTCCTGACCACATTCCTATTGAGCAAGCAAGAATGTTAGTCAAGCCTGACAACTGGAACTTTTATACTCAGCCCTCTGGGATGAATGAGATTAAGGACGATCAGGGCAACGTGCTTGACTATGAGGCAAATAAAAAAGCTGAAAACCACAGCAACATGCTAAAGACCTACTATACAAACTTAGTAAGAGGCAAAACAAAAAGCTGGATTGATGTCTATGTAATGAATAGATTGGGTGCAATCCAAGAAGGAAAGCCTGTATACGGAATGTTTGCTGCTGATATGCACATAGCTAAAGAGCCTGTACCTATTGCAGATGGTGTGCCTTTGTATATTGGTATTGACTTTGGGCTTACTCCTGCTGCTGTGTTTGGTCAGAAGGTGCGTGGACGCTGGCTTATACAGTCAGAAATTGTAGCGATTGACATGGGCATAGTTAGGTTTGCAGAACTGCTGCGCCAAGAGATAGCCACGCGATTTGCACACTTGGATGTACACATTTACGGCGATCCGGCTGGAGACTTCCGCGCACAGACTGACGAAGACACACCATTCCGCATACTTAGAGGCGCTGGCTTGAGGGCAACACCTGCTCCAAGCAACTCTGTTGACCTTAGATTAGAAGCTGTATCGTCTTATTTAAATAAAATGGCAGATGGAAAGCCAGCCTTTATGATTGATAGACGCTGCCCTACGCTTATCAAAGGGTTTGAGGGCGGGTATTCTTACAAGCGCATACAGGTTTCTGGTGAAAGATATGATGACAAACCAGATAAGAACATGTATTCGCATATACATGACGCTCTTCAGTACTTAATGTTAGGGGCTGGTGAGGGCCGACAGCTTATATCAGGGCAAAAACCAGCGGTTGCTTTTAATGCAAAGGTTGATTTTGATGTCTTTAGAAAAAAACCAAAGGGTAGACAACGACAGGGTTTGTGGGCAAGGATGTAAATTGTGCGTTGCGTTCTTGTTTGTTTTGTGAGTATTTATATTAAGTCATTATAAGGAGACTTGCTATGTGTTTAGGAGGAGGCGGCGGTAAACCCCCACCACCTGATAAGGCTGCTGAAGCTGAACAGGAACAAAAAAGAGAAGAAGCTGTTGCTGAGAAAAAAGAAATTAAGCAAGATGCTTTAGAAGAAACAGTAGCCAGACGCAAGGGCGGCACAGGTAGACGCTCCCTTATTAAAGGTTCTGGCGGTGGAATGGGTTTTTATAATAAGTATCTTTCATGATCTTACCTAGCGAAAACTTATCTGGCCCTTATGCTGATGATAAAATTGCTACCTTGTACTTAAAAAAGTATGAGGCAGCAAAAAATCTGCGTGAAAATTTTGTACCTTTGTTTGAAGAGTGTTACGAATACTCACTGCCACAGAGGGAATCTTTTTATGCGGAAAGCATTGGTCAACGTAGAGATGATAAAATCTTTGATGAAACGGCTGTGGTGGGAGTGCAAGAATTTGCCTCGCGTTTGCAGCAGGGCTTGGTTCCTAATTTTGCTAGATGGGCGGATTTTACTGCTGGGTCTGAAGTCCCAAAAGAGCAAAAAGATGAAATCAATAATGAGCTTGATGAAGTTACAGAGTATGTATTTGAAGTTATTCAAAACTCTAACTTTGGTCAAGAAGTTCACGAATCGTTTATGGACTTGGCGGTAGGCACAGGCGTTCTTGCTGTATCTGAGGGCGACTCTATACACCCTGTAATGTTTTCTGCGATACCACTACCTCATGTTGTACTTGATACAGGGCCAGATGATGCCATAGATCATGTGTATCGTGAGCGTCAGGCTAGGTTTTCTGACATACCAAACATGTATCCTAAAGCTACATTAGGTGAAAAGATTGTTAAAAAAATTAACAACACGCCTGACGAAAAAACAAAGATACTTGAAATAGTATGCAAAGATTATACTGTAAAAAATGAAGACGCTTATTTGTTTCACGCAATCGAGATGTCTACAAAAGAAGTAATTAAATCAGATACTTACAGAGGTGTAGGTTCAAATCCATTTATATGTTTTCGTTGGTCTAAATGTAGTGGAGAAGTTTATGGGCGTGGCCCTTTAATCAACGCTCTTAGTGCAATCAAAACTACCAACTTGACTATTGAGTTAATCCTTGAGAATGCACAAATGGCAATCTCAGGCATTTATCAAATGGATGATGACGGTGTTATTAACCCAGATACTATTAATCTTGTTCCAGGAACGGTCATACCGAAAGCCCCGAACTCTATGGGTTTGCAGCCCATTAAAGCTGCTGGCTCTTTTGATGTTGCTAATCTTGTTTTATCTGATATGCGCTTAAACATTAAACGAGCTTTGTACAATGACATGCTTGGTAATCCTGACAGAACCCCTGCTAGTGCAACAGAAGTTACAGAGCGTATGGCAGATTTGTCACGCCGTATTGGTTCTGCTTTTGGAAGATTACAGGCTGAGTTGGTACAACCTGTACTACAGCGTGTAGTTTACATACTTAAAAAACAAGGACGCATTGAACTTCCTACTATTAATGGTAGAGAAGTTAAGGTTCGTTCTGTATCACCACTTGCACAGGCTCAAGCGAACCAAGACATTTCCTCCGTTGCACGTTTCCTAGAGCTTGTGCAGGGAAGATTCGGGCCTGAGTTAACTAATATACTTATCAACTCTGAAGAAACTGCGGCATATCTTGCTAACAAGTTTGGTGTTCCTGACAACTTGGTGCGAGATTTAGAAGAGAGAAAGCAGCTTGTAGCTATGGCACAGCAGATGGCACAGCAGCAACAACAGCAGCAAATGATGGGGCAAGCCCCACCACAGGAGTAATGATTGGCGAAAAAACATATACCTTTATCAATAGGTGTTGACGGATTTCATCGCAATCAGAGTGAAGACGCAAAAATAAGCATAAACACAGCAGCATTATTTGGAACTGAACTTGGTCAAGAGGTTCTTAAATATTTGCGTTCTATAACAATAGAGTTAGTCAATGGCCCAGCAGTAAGCGATGGTGAGCTAAGACATGTAGAAGGCCAAAGATATTTAGTTGGCCTAATAGAAACTCGTATCAAACATGCACATAAGGTAAAAAACAATGAGTGAAGAACAGCAAGCTGAAGCACCAGCAGAATCCGAAGTAGTTACCGAAGGTGGCGATCCCTTACTTGCAGACGCTGCTCCTAGTGAGCGTCCTGATTGGTTGCCAGAAAAATTTGCAACACCAGAAGCTATGGTTGAGTCCTACTCAAACCTTGAGTCAAAGCTGGGTAACAATGAGGAAAGCGTAAAAGCAAACCTTATAGAAGAGCTTGAGAAAGAAGCTTATGCTAATCGCCCTAACGAAGTAGGTGATTATGTGTTACCAGAAGTTATAGACGAGTCTCAGGCAGCAGAAAATCCTTTGCTTAATTGGTGGGCTAACCACGCATTTGAAAATGGATTTAGCCAAGATGAGTTTGCCGAAGGCATTAAGATGTATGCAGATGCTGTAGGCTCTGATGAGCCAGACTATGATGCAGAAGTAGCAAGGCTTGGAGACAACTCTGCCGCAAGAACAGAGGCTGTAGGATTATTTGCAGAGCGTTTTTTTTCTGCATCTGAGTTGCCAGCTATAGAGCGTATGTGTGAAACAGCAGATGGCGTTATGGCTATTGAGCGTATCATGGAAAGCATGAAACAGTCAGGGCCAGCAAGCACATCTCAGCCTGTTGCTCAAGTAAACGAAGCAGAACTAAAGTCTATGATGCTTGATCCTAGATGGCACGATCCATCTAAGCGTGACCCAGCTTTTGTTAAAAAAGTAGAAGATGGTTTTAAGACTCTTTATGGATAAGGAACTTATGCGTATTGGCAGACTTTCGTTAGTTAATAGTGTGCCGGAACATGC